TCTTCCATAACCATATCTTTTTTAGGTTTATTTGGAAGACCTTTACCTGTAATGTGTTCTAAAATTATAACTTTAGAATCTACAATATGCAATGGATTAGCATTTTTATTTTCTAATAAATTATAAATACTAGCATATATTTTATAATTAGGTATTTTTGCTTTAAAAAAATCTTCTAAATTATAAGTATCCTTAATTTCTCTAACTAAATTATATCTTTCTCTTCTTAAAGAAGATTTATTTAGCTTATGGTGGGCATTAATTAACGTTTCTAATAATACTGTTGCATTAGCCTCTTTATTAAATTTTTTATTTAATAAAGCATGGTATATTTGATACTCTTTTAAAAGAGTAGAATTATTGCCAAAAAATTTTTTAAGAATACCTACAGCTTTAGGGTTATTATTAGAAATAGTCTCAGAAGTGATTTGCC